GTCGGTGGCTTACTTGGTGGCGCAGGTGGTGGCGGTATGTTTGGTGGTGGTGCTACTACATCTGGCGGGATAAAGAACTCAAGATCGTCACTGATTGGATTACAGCGCACGTTCTCATCTATGGGTAAATGACATGCAACTACCTGAACACTTGGGATCGTTTAACGATCTAGTCACAAGAGAAAAGAAAGCCTTCGATTCCGAGGCTATGTGGCACACACAGCTTTCTGACGTGTATGAATACTTCCTGCCTCAGAGAAACCTGTTCGACCGAGAAGATAAAGGCCAGAAGAAGATGGATCGCATATTTGATTCCACTTCACTGACCGCTATCCAGCAGGGTGCTAGTAAGCTGCAAGAGAACATCGCACCGATATGGGCGCGTTGGGCTACGTTCCAGCCAAGTGAACAGGTACTCAAGCTGCTAGAGACTGGCGACTATGGTGTAAGTGAAACCGATATACGCGAGAATTTAGAAAGCCAGGCTGAAATAGTCTTTGACTATATCAACCGTTCTAACTTCGGCACGCAGTTCTATGAGGCTGCACTTGATCTGCTGGTCGGTACTGCTACTTTGCGGATAGATGAGACAGACGAGGACGATATGCCGTTTGTCTTTCACGCTATCCCGCAGAAGGGTATTGCGTTTGAAGAAGGCCCATGGGGTACGATTGAAACCCATTGGCGTAGGATGAAGGTTAAGGCCCGATTACTCGAACGCATGTACAAAGGGTTTGAGCCAAGTGAGAAGATCGCTAACCTGATTAAGTCATCACCTGATAACGAAGTCGGCGTGCATGAAGGCGTTGTGTACTGCCCGAAGATAAAGCGCTATTACGGTATGTTATGGTGTGATGGTGAAGATTCGATCTCATGGTTTGAGGACTTCGGCGTAACTTCGCCTTGGGTAACTGGTCGATATACCAAAGTAGCTGGTGAGGTTCGTGGTCGTGGGCCTGCTATGCAGACATTGCCTGACGTTAGATCACTGAATAAAGCTAAAGAGTTTGTACTGCAAAAGGCTGCCATTGATCTAGCGGGTATGTATACAGCCACAGATGATGGTGTAACCAACCCTTACAACATCACTATCAGCCCAGGGATTGTTATTCCCGTGGGTAGCAACAACACATCCAATCCGTCTATCCAGCGTTTAGACACTGGTGCTAACTTACAGCTGGCGCAGTTCGAGATCATGGAATTGCAGAACGCAATCAAGGTGGCGCTGTTTAATGATCTGCGTGATCCTGCTGGCCCTGTTCGCTCTGCTACTGAAATAGCAATTGAGTCGAGAGAGTTGGCTAAGCGTATCGGTTCGGCGTTCGGTCGATTGCAGACTGAGGTGCTTGTACCTATCCTTAAGCGTGTTGTGTCTATCCTGACCCGTAGGGGATTGATTACGCCTTTACAGTTAGAAGGTAGAGACGTTGATATCAAGTTCACCAGTCCACTAGCACGTGCTCAGGACTCAGAAGACCTAATGGCTGTACAACAAGCAGTGCAGTTTGTGTTAGGTACTGCTGGCCCTGAACAGGTGATGATGGCGTTTAAGACTGAAAACTTCGGTACATGGGCGGCTGAGAAAACTGGCATGTCTAGCGAGTTAGTACGGTCTGAGTCTGAGAAACAGCAGATCATCCAGGCTGGTGCTCAAGCTGCGCAGATGGGACAACAACAACCACAACAACAGGCGGTTGAATGAGTTGGGATCAATTAGAAGTAAACCAGAAAGACGCTGAAGCAAAGAAGGCAGAAATAAGAGAGAAGCAAGTAGAGTTAGCAAAGGCGTATAGTCGATGCTTCTCTACTGAAGACGGTTTTAAAGTACTGGAGGACTTACTCAACCGCTTTGTCATGGATAACGGTACAGACTTCAATTCTCAGAACATCGAGTATGAGGCGGCGTACCACAATGGTGAAGCGGGGGTGGTTAAGTTTATTATTCACTTAACGAAGCAAGCGGAAAAACTATGAGCGAAACAAAGCGCGGTCGCAAACCAAAGCCCAAATACGAAATTGTCTGTGAATATGTGGAGCCAGTGAAGAAAATTGGTTTTGATTTTGAGTGGCT